GCGGCCAGTTCAAGGCATGTGGATCGGCGCCGGCACCCCCATCGCAGGGGGTCGGCGGCGTGATGATGGACGCTACGGTGACGGCATTGCTGTGGTCGGCGGTCGTGGCGCAGGTCGCGCGCATCATCCAGGCTGACCCGCACGAGCACATTACTGTGCGCATCGGGGCGTGGCTGATGCTGGTTACGCTGTGCCTCATGTCTGGCCGCATGACATGGCTGCTGGCCGAGTGGGGCGACATCAAGATGACGGCGACCATGGGCCTCGCCCTGACATGCCTATCCGTGGCGGTGATGCTGAATGCCACCGGCCGCGTGATCTATGGCAGCAAACCGTGCACTTAGGGAAATGCCTTTTCGTCGCCTATATCATGGGGCCCGTCTTCTCCTGGGGATTCAAATGACGCTCAAACGCATGGGGGCACGGGATCGCGCAGCGGTGCTGTCCGGCTTCTATACCGTCGAGCAGATCGGACCGCAGCGGGCCTTGACCCCCGAAGGGTTCTTGCTTTGCTACGCGGTCCCCTTCGCTCGCACGGGCGAGATGCTTTACGGGCCGGGCGAGACGCCGATCAAGACCCGTGATGGCCTGGCTCGCGTGACTCGCGACGCGAGTGCCCTGTTCAGCCCGGAATGCATGAACAGTTTCAACGGCAAGGCGGTGGTCGACGAACATCCGCCCGTGGATGTGACCCCCGAGAATTGGGAAGCACTCAGCTGCGGCACAGTCTTCAATGTCCGCCGCGGGGAAGGCGAGGACTCGGACTGCCTTGTGGCAGATTTCCTGATCACAAAGAAACAAACGATCCGCGACGTGCTGGACGGCAAGAGGGAAGTCTCTGCCGGGTATGACGCGGACTACGAGCAAACCGGCGATGGAGCTGGTCGGCAGACCAACATCATCGGCAACCACATCGCGCTGGTCAATCGTGGTCGCTGCGGCCCGCGCTGTGCAATTGGCGACCATCAACCCACGGAGGTTTCAATGACCATGAAAGGCACCACGCAACCGCGCCGCGTGAAGATCGCGGAGAAGATCCGGCAGATCTTCCGTGACGCGGAAGCTTCCCTCGCCGACGATCCGGATCTGCTCGGCGGTTCCGATGACATGGACGAGGGCGGCACGAATGGCGCGACCCACATCCACATCCACGCGGGCGGCGCTGCTCCGGGGGGTGGTGGTGAAGCCGCCACGGAAGTCGCCAACGGCGATCCCGCGACTCAAGAACTGGGGAACCTGGCAGCCGCTGGCCAGCGCTCGACCGACGACCAGACCGAAGCCCGCTTCCAGGCGCTCGAACAGGGCCACGAGGAGATCAAGGGCCAGCTCGCCCAGATCATGCAGATGCTCGGTGGCGGGGACCCGGCTTCGGCTGCCGCCCCACCGGCCGGCGGTGAAGGTGGCCCCCCGTCCGAAGAAACCAAGGACGAAGCCCTGCCCGGCACCGAAGGCGACGACGGCAGCCTGCGCGGCAAGACCGGGGACTCTGCGGCGCTGGAACGCTCTTACTCGCAGCTGGCCAGTCAGATCGAGATTCTGGTGCCTGGCTACCGCCTGCCCACCTTCGACTCGAAGCTGGCTCGCGCCAAGACCGTCGACATGTTCTGCGCTCAGCGCCGTGCCGTGCTGGCGCACATGAACACCACGGTCGAAGGCAAGTCGCTGCTCGACTCCGTGGTGGATGGTCTGGCCCTCGGTCCGAAGACGAGTTGCGCTGACGTCGCCACCCTGTTCGCTTCGGCCGTCGCCGCGAAGCGCGTCATGAACAACGCCGCCGCGACTCGCGACAGTCGCACCACCCCGCAACCCAAAGCCCCGGCAGCCGCAGGCGTCCGGAGTCCCGCAGACCTGAACCGCTTCTACGCCGAGTACCACGCCGGTAAGAAGCACTAGGCCCTCACCAACCTTTCCTACAAGGATCCATGACCATGAAGACCACGATCTTCTCCTCGCTGCGGGCTGCTCTGCGGACCGCTTTCCTGAGCGTCCTCAACGCTCTCATCCTGCCGCCCCCCATGCGCGCCCGAACCACGGACGTCGCCTTCACCTTCCGCATGGGTGCCGGCTTCCCCGGCGACATCAACCGCACCAATCCATTCTCGGCAGTGCCGTCCCTGATCAACACCACCACGCCTCCGCGCCTGTACGGTGACCCGGTGCTCGTGAACTCGGCTGATAACTCGGTGCGCGGTTTCGTGGTCGGCGATACCACGACCCCTACCAACATCTATGGCGTTGCTGTCCGACCGTACCCGACGCAGCAGTCGAGCGGTGGCATGTCCGCGTCCATCGGCGCCGCGACGCCTCCGAGCAGTGGCGTCATCGACGTTCTGCGTAGCGGCTTCATCATGGCGAAGATCCCGCCCGGCGTGACGGTGGCCAAAGGCGGCTCTGTCTACGTCTGGTTCGCGGCGACCTCGGGCAACAACATCCAAGGAGGCTTCGTTGGCTCCGCGACGGGTGGCTCGACCGCTTTGATCAACAACGCCAAGTTCAACGGTCCGGCGGACGCCAACGGCAACGTCGAGATCGAAGTCTGGCCGGCCTGATCTGCCACCCCTGACCCCTTTTCACTGAAAGGTATCCCGATGAAGAAGATCCTCACCCCGACTGGCCGGCCGCTGGTGCGCGCCCGGACGATCGACCACCTGACCTTCGATTCCGCCATGCATCAGGCCATCGACGCGCTCGGCAACGTGCGCGGCCGGTCGCTGGATCATGCCTACCGCACCCACGACGGCCGCACGGTGGACTCCACCGGCGCGTTCTTGGTGGGCGAGCTGGAGCGGCTGGACCAGCAGCTGTACATGCCGCTGGCCGCGGTCACCTGGAACCGCGACATCGAACTGCGCGAAGACGTTTCGCTGGCGGACGAGGCGAGCAGCTTCATGCTGTCGACCTTCGCTGCCGCGGGCTCGCTGGGCGCCGGCTCCGGCATCCGCAACGGCAAGTCGTGGATCGGCAAGAGCACCGACCAGATCGGCGGCATCTCGATGGACTCGGGCAAGTACCCGCTGCCGCTGACCCCGTGGGGCATGGAGTTGAAGTTCTCCCTGCTGGAACTCGAATCCTCGGTCAAGCTGGGCCGGTCCATCGACGACCAGAAGTACGAGGGCCTGAAGCTCAAGCACCAGATGGACATCGACGAGATGGTCTATGTGGGCGACGCGCAGCTGAACCAGGGTGGTCTGGTGAACAGTGCGCTGGTGACCAACGTCTCGAACCTGCCGAATGGTGCCGCGGCTTCCCCGCTGTGGCAGAACAAAACCCCGGCGGAGATCCTGGCCGACGTCAACGCGATCATCACTTCGACCTGGGGCGCATCGGCCTGGGCGGTGATGCCGGCGCGGATCCTGATTCCGCCGAAGCAATTCGGCTACATCAGCACCCAGACCATCAGCACGGCCGGCAACATCTCCATCCTGAAGTACCTGCTGGAGAACAACGTGCTGAAGTCGAGCGGCAAGGGCGAGCTGGAGATCCAGCCGGCCAAGTGGCTGATCGGCGCCGGCAGCGGTGGTACCCTGGGCACGGAAGGCACGGTCGACCGCATGGTCTGCTACACGAAGGACAAGAAGTTCGTGCGCTACCCGATGACCATGCTGCAGCGGACCCCGATCCAGTACGACAGCATCTACCACAAGACGACCTACTACTGCAAACTGGGCGTCGTCGAGGTGGTCTACCCCGAGACCCTCGCCTACCGCGACGGCCTGTAAGCAGCCGCGGCGCAAACTGTCCTGTGAGTAGCGGGGGCCGCGGAGTCAATTCGCGGCCCCTTTGTTCATCCTGAAGGAGTTCCACCAATGGCAACCGCAGCAAAGAAGACCAAGACCCCGACGCGCGTCCGCGTGAGTCAGCCGGTCAGCATCGTTCCCGATGTCCCGAAGCCGGATCTCGGTGATCTGGTGCAGACGATCGTTCCGAAGACGTTCACCCTGACGCGTGATGGCGGCGTCCCGATCACTTACCACGCTGGCTTCGTCAACATGCCGCGCTCCGACGCCGAACACTGGTGGTCGAAGGCGCAAGGCGTCGAGATCAAGAGCTGAACCACATCGGAGCCCACATGGCCGACAACGCCCTGTTCCGCACGGTCTTTCCGGAGTTCGCTGATCTGGCGACGTATCCGGATGCCGCTGTGGATTACTACCTCGCGTTTTCGCTGAAGCTGATGAATGCGGAACGGTGGGGCGATCTTCTCGATCACGGGCAGATGTTACAGACCGCCCACTACATCGCACGTGCGCGCGCGGCAGGGGCATCGGCGTCCAGGCCTGGGTCTCAGGTCGGCGTCGTCTCGTCGAAGAGCGTGGGGCCGGGCTCCATCAGTTACGACAACTCCGTGGCCACCGAGCAGGACGCTGGGCACTGGAACTCCACTACCTACGGCACGCAATACATCCGGCTCGCGCGCCAGGTGGGAGCTGGTCCCGTGGAGTCTGGCCAGCCGCAGGCTGACGCCTCCGCTTCTTCGGCATGGCCTGGCGTCATCATGCCGTGGTGATCTGTGAAGCTGATCAAGGGGGGCGTAAAGCTCATCAGGGACCAAGCCGTCGCCCACGTGGAGGCGGTCGAAGTCCTGCTGCGCAACGAGATCCTTGTCGGCTTCCCTGAGCAGAACGCCGATCGTGAGCCGGAGGACTCGCATCTTTCTGGCCCTAATGGGCCGACGAACGCTGCCCTCGGCTACATCCATGACCACGGCGCGCCGGAAGCGAACATCCCCGCACGCCCTTTCATGGATCCGGGCATCCAAGCGACCCGTGATGAGCTGGCCGGCCAGTTCGGGTCCCTGCTAGAGCGGGTGACCCATGTAGGTGGGATGCCCGCCGCCCAGGTGACCCAGCGGCTCCACCGGATTGGACTGCTCGCTTCTGTGGGCATCAAGAACAAGATCAACGAAGGGATCCCCCCGCCCCTGGCTGAAGCGACCCTTCTGAAGCGCGCAAACAGGGGCGTGAAGGGCCGTAAAGGGGCCCAGAAGGAGCTAGAGAACCGGGCTAAGGGGGAAGCCCCATCCACCGAGTTTGCGAAGCCACTGGTCGATACTGGCCAGATGCGCAATGCCGTCACCTATGTGATCCGGCCATCGCGCGCTGGCAAGGTCACCAAGCTGACCAAGCCCTCGACCAAGAAAGTGTGACTATGGCGAACCTAGACATCAGTGAGCTTTTCGATGACCCGGACTTCGCCAGCACCTTCGATGTGAAGCGCCGGCAGGAGTCGGTCGGCACGAACGGCCGCGCCACCACGACCGATGTTCTGCATGAAGGTATTAGCGGCTCGGTCTGGCCCAGTGAGCCGAGTAACCAGCAACGAACGGAAGACTACGAGACGTCCTTCCGCGTGATCGAGATCGCCACCTCCTTCAGGCTCCGCGCCGCATCGACCGGGTTCAAGGCTGACGTGGTGATCTGGGAAGGCATCGAATACACCGTCAAGGGGGTGAAGAACTTCACCAAGTACGGCTCAGGCTTCGTTCACGCGACGGCCGAGTCGATGAACTCCACAGATGCCCCGTTGGATTGACCATGCCGAACGATTCCACCACCGCAGGCTACCTGACGCCAGTCGCGCCGCTCCCGATCTACGATGACACCCTTGTCGATGCGCTTCAGGCCACGATCACGGGCATCACGGGCGTCCCGGGCAGCTTGATCCGACCCCGCTGGCAGTCGGAGCCAGTGACGAAGCCGGACAGCTCTGTCAATTGGGTGGCCTTCGGCATCACCAATCTTGAGCCCGAGACCTTCCCCGTCGAGGAGATGGCGCCGGATGGTCAGACGGTGACCGTGCAGTATTCCGAAACGCTGCAGGTCTTGCATTCTTTCTACGGGCCAGCTGCCAGCGCGATGGCAAGTCGGTTCCGAACCGGCCTGATGGTCTCTCAGAACCGCGACCCGCTCCGGGCGGCGGGCATCCTTCTCGTCGCGCCCGAGAAGCTGGTCAACCTTCCTGCTTTGTTCAAGGAGAAGTGGGTGCAGCGAGTGGACCTGACGGTGTATTACCGAAGGGTCGTCTCGCACACCTATCAGATCCGCAGCGTGGTCTCGGCTGGCGCAGGGTTGGATAATGAACTCTACGTGACGCCGATCCCGGTCCCAACTTCACCCACTCCATAGGAGTACCTTCACGATGAACACCTCCCTCCCCATCTCGCGGCTGGTCAATGTCGCGGTCAATCTGACCCCTGCTGGCGCGCAATCGCAAAGCTTGTCGGCCTTGCTGATCCTGGGCAACGCTCAGGTGATCGATGTGACTGAACGCATCCGTGAATACAGCTCGCTCGATGCCGTGGTCGCAGACTTCGGCACCTCGGCCCCGGAATACAAGGCCGCGGCGCTGTGGTTCGAGCAGACCCCGCAGCCGGTCGTGCTGAAGATTGGCTGCTGGGCGAAGACCGCCACCAAGGGCAAGCTGGTCGGCGCCGCTCGCAGCGCAGCGCAGCAATCGATCTCGCTGTGGAATGCCATCACCACTGGAGCCTTTACGTACACGAAGGATGGCGGGGCCCCAACCACGGTCACGGGCCTGAACTTCTCGGCTGCCGCCAACTTGAACGCCGTCGCTTCGATCATCACCACGGCGCTGACCGGCGCGACGATGGTGTGGAACGCCGTCTACCAGCGCTTCGAGCTGACCAGCAGCACCACGGGCGCGACCTCGTCGGTGACTTTCTTGACGACCCCCGGCAGCGGCACCGATATCAGCGACGATCTCGGTATGCGTGCTGCGGACTCCGGCGCTTACCGTGCGGATGGTCGGAGTCCGGAGGAAGCCGTCGATGCGGTGGCCGAGTTCGATCTGAAGTTCGGGCAGTCGTGGTATGCGCTGATGGTGCCCGAAGGTGACAACGACGACCACCTCGCCATCGCGGCCTTCATCGAAGGCACGAACACCAAGCACCTCTACGGCGTGACCACGCAGGAAGCCGGCGCTCTCAGCTCGGTCAGCACCACGGACTTGGCCTATCTGCTGAAGGCGGCTGGCTACAACAAGACGATGATCCAGTACAGCAGCGCCAGTGCCTACGCAGTGGCTTCGGCGCTGGCGCGGATCCTGACCACCGACTACGGCGGCAACAACACGATGATCACCCTGATGTACAAGCAGGAACCGGGCATCGTGGCGGAGAACCTGAACGCCAACCAAGTCGATGTTCTGCAGGACAAGCACTGCAACGTCTTCGTGGCCTACAACAACGACACCGCGATCCTTCAGCACGGGGTCTGCTGCAGCGGCAACTTCGTCGACATCGTGACCGGCACCGATTGGCTGGCCGTCACGATCCAGACTCGCCTCTACAACATCCTCTACACCAGCCCGACCAAGATCCCGCAGACCGACGCCGGCATGCATGTCCTGCTAACGGCGGTGGAAGCGGTCTGCTCGCAAGGGATCGCGAACGGCTTGCTTGCCCCGGGTGTGTGGAACTCCAACGGCTTCGGCACGCTGCGCCAGGGGGACTACCTGGCGAAGGGCTTCTACGTCTATGCGCCTCGCGTGGACACGCAAGGACCCGCCGAGCGCGCCGCTCGTCACGCAGTCCCCATCCAGGTCGCGGCGAAGCTCGCCGGGGCCATTCACGACATCAACGTCTCTGTTGCGGTCAACCAGTAAGGAGGCTTTAAGCCATGCAAACCTACAGCTTTCTCGACGTCACGGCCACGCTGATCGGGCCGGGGGGCTTCATCGGTCTGGGCGCTGGCGCTGGCGCCGCAGAGGAAGGTATCAGCGTCGACCCTTCCACGGAGATCGACGTGATGCAGATCGGCGCCGATGGCTCCGGCATGCACTCGTTGCTTGCGGATCGCAGCGGCAAGATCACGGTCCGTCTGTTGCGCAACTCGCCCCGCAATCGCGAGCTTAGCGCCATGTACGAGTTCCAGACGGCCAGCGGCTCGACTCACGGACAGAACACGCTGACCATCACCAACCAACAGACCGGTGAAGTGATCACCTGCCAACAGGTGGCCTTCGCGAAGGCTCCCCCTGTCAACTTCGGCCGTGAGGCGATGATGCTGGAGTGGGAGTTCAACGCCGTGACGATCAACCGCGTCCTCGGCTCCCTGTAATCCACCCCTGAAGGAAGAAGACAACCATGAACCAACAAGTCGAGATCGAACTGGAAGGCCAGAAGTATCGGGTGGGCAAGCTCGCCCCACTGGCCGCCTTTCACGTCATGCGGCGCGTCATGCCGCTCATGCACTCGCTGGGCCTGGGCCTGGGCCAAGTGCAGGAGATGGCCGGCGCGCAGCTGACCGAAGCCGACTTCGTGCGCGGCTTCCAGCCTGTCATGGAGGCACTGGCGAAGATGCCGGACGCCGATGTGAACTACGTGATCTCGGCTTGTTTGGGCGTGGTGTATCGGCTCGACGGGGAGCGATGGGCTCCTGTTCAGAATGGTGGCTCGCTGATGTATCAGGACATCACGATGCCGACCATGGTCAAGCTGACGATGGCGGTCTGCAAGGAGAACTTGGGTGGTTTTTTCGGCGACCTCCTCGTCGCTGGACCAGTCTAATACCAGGCGGCCCCGCTGGGGTCGTTCTGGTTGAGATGGCAGACGGCGAGGACTGGCTCATGCGCCCCGTGCTGCGGGGCCTTGTGCCTTATAGGACGATGATTAAACCGGGCCTAACCCTTGAAGACTTCGCCCGCATGATCGACGCGATGGAAGTGGAAGCCGAGAACCAGTATCGGATCCAACAAGCGCTGAAGAAGGGCTCGACATGAACGCCACTACTGAAATTCTGCGCGAGTACCTAGTAGCGCTGGGCTACGAAGTCGACCAGCCGTCGTATCGCAAGTACCTGTCGGCGCTGAACGTCACGCAAGCGACGGTGAAGGGGGTCGGCCTTGCAGTGGCGGGCCTGGGCGCGGCTGCAATCGCGTCCGCTGCCATCTTCGGCCGCTCTATGGAGCGGCTGTACTATTCCAGCCGTAAGGCCGAGGCTGCGGCCGGCAACATCTTGGCGCTGGAGTTTGGTGGTAAGCAGATCGGCCTGAGCGCGGACAAGATGCGTGGCGCTCTCGAAGGCTTCGCTCGCAACCTGCGGATGAACCCCGGACTGATCGCCCTGCTCGAACAGCTGGGGATCCCCGTACAGGGCCGCGACAAGTCAGACGTTTTCACGGATCTGGTGGCGCAGCTCCGTAAGATGCCCTTCTACGTCGGCGCGCAATACGCGCAGCTGTTCGGCATCGATCCTGACGATCTGCTGCTCTTGCAGGAAGGGCTGGAAAAGATGAAGGCTGCGGCGGATCTGCGCCGCAAGCTGGCTGCTGATGCCGGCCTCGACTACAGCAAGATCGCGCAAACGGGCATGGAATACGCCAACGCCCTGAGCGCCATCAACGAGCGGCTCGGCATCACGTGGAACATCCTGCAAGAGAAGCTGCTCCCCTACATGAAAACCTTCACGGAGTGGGTGACGCGTGGCCTTGACGCCTTCAATGAGTGGCTGAACAAGACCAACATCATTAAGGAAGTGCAGGCCGGCGCGGCGGGGGTGAGGTCTGGGCTAGGTTCTTATTGGGACTGGACAAAGAAGTTCTGGAACGGGGCTGCTGACGCCTTCCGCAATTATGGCAAGCCGGCCACCCCCGGAAAACAGGGCCCAGAAGCGCCGCAAGTCATTGGGCAAGGGGGTAGCCAGGCTCAGCGGCTTTTCGCGGGCCTAGAGCGCGTTTACGGCCTTCCTGAAGGGGTTCTCGATCGCATGTGGAAGAAGGAGTCCGGCCGCGGACTCTACATGCTCAGCCCGAAGGGGGCGCAAGGGCACTTCCAGTTCATGCCGGGCACGGCGAAGGAGTGGGGGGTCGATGACCCGAACGACCTGAACCAGTCGGCTACCGGCGCAGCTCGTTACATGAGCTACCTGATGAAGCGCTACGGGGGCGACGTGACCAAGGCGCTGGCCGCCTATAACTGGGGCATGGGCAACCTTGAAAGCAAGGGGCTGGGCGCCGCGCCGCTCGAGACCAGAAAGTACGTCGAAGACGTCGGGGGAACCCCGATCCAGATCAATACGCAGGTGACGGTCCACGGCTCGACGGATCCGGAGCAGACGGCTAGCAGGACCGCTGCCGCCGTCGAGCGGACCAACTCTTCGCTGATTCGCAATACGGTGGGGGCGGTTCGATGAGCAGTTCAGGTCTCGGCTTCGTCCAGGCGGCGCTGCAGCTGGGGGTCAATGCGATCCTCGTCAAGCCGCAGCGCGGTATCGGCAACCTTCTCCCGCAGGTGACCTTGCAGGAAGTCCACCGCGACACCCTCGAGATCACGGACCACCCGGTGCAGCAGGGGGCCACGATCTCGGATCACGCATACAGCCGCCCGGCTGAAGTGATCATTCACTGCGCATGGAGCAACAGCCCCACGATCCCCAGCTTCGTCGGCGGCCTGGCCGCTGCCCCTTTCCAAACGGTGGTGGGGGTGCAGTCCATTCTGACCGGTAACGCCCCACAGCAGGTCCGTGAGGTCTACCAGGCATTGCTCGCACTTCAGCGCAACCGCCAGCCCTTCGACGTCTACACTGGCAAGCGGGCTTACAGGAACATGCTGATCCGTGATCTGACGGTGACCACGGACCGGCAGACCGAGAACACGCTGATGGTCGTCGCGCAGCTGCGCGAAGTCATACTCGTCTCCACGTCAACCGCGCGGTTGGGGGAAGTACCAGCATCGGCTCGAAAGGATCCGGAGTCGAGTACGCCGACCAGTAACGTCGGGGCGAAGCGGCTCACGGCAGGGGACAATTTCAGTCAGCGCTTCATTGATTCGATCTCCCTCCCCTCTTACGCCAAGACGCCATGACTCCATTCGAGATCCCGCTGAGCCCGGCGCCGCAGACATTCTCGATTCCGTTGAACGGCATCGACTACCAGCTCACGCTGCACTGGAACAAGGCTTCGCAGAACTGGGTGTTGAACATCGATGACGCCAACGGGGCGGCCGTGGCGCATGGCCTTCCGCTGCTCACGGGCACCAATCTGCTCGACCAGTACGAGTATCTGGGGATCGGTGGTGCGCTGGTGGTGCAGACTGATTCCGCGGTCGATGACGTACCATCCTTCTCGGAGCTGGGCGTCACTGGCCGCCTTTACTTCGTGACCCCATGAGCACCTTGCAGTATCTCCGTAAGGTGACCCTGCTGCTCCTGACTGGGCCGCTGGATGAAGAGCCCACAGCCTATATGGCCGGGCCCGGCGCAACTCAGAACGGGATCGACCTTTCGGAGTTTCACTTCAAGTTTCAGACGGCGCAGCAGGACGTCGAGTCCCCCAATAACTGCACGATCCGCGTTTACAATCTGAGTGCTGCTACCGTCCAACAGATCCGCGGCGAGTTCAGCCGGGTTGTCCTGCAAGCCGGTTACGAGGGGCAGTTCGGTGTGATCTTCGACGGCACGATCAAGCAGTTCAAGATCGGCAAAGAGAACGCCACTGACAGCTACCTCGACATCCTCGCCGCGGATGGTGATCTCGCCTACAACTTTGGGGTCATCAATCGGTCTCTCGGCCCAGCCGCTAACTCCGCAGAGCGCATCCGAAAGATCTGGGAAGACCTGGCCCCCTACGGCGTGCAGCCTGGCCGGTCGACGGAGTACACTGGTGGGGTCCTCCCCCGCGGCAAAGTCCTGTTCGGCATGGCCCGCACCCTGATGCGCAACGAAGCTCAGGCTATGGGGGCCACGTGGAACATCTCCAACGGCCGTATCAACATCACCCCGCTCGATGGCTATCTGCCTGGGGAAGCGGTGGTGGTGAATGCGGCTAACGGGATGATCGGCATGCCGGAAGCCACCACAGAAGGGGTTGAGTTCAAAGTCCTCCTCAACCCACGGCTGCAGGTGGGCGGCCGGTGCCAGATCGACAACACCTCGATCAATAAGACGGTCCAGCAGAACCCCAACGCCGCACCCGTGGCTTTCAATCGCTACACCGGCCTGCAGTTCTTCGCTTCAACGACAGAGGATGGCTTCTACCGGATCTTGGTAGTCGAGCACACCGGCGATACGAGGGGGCCGGACTGGCACTCGAAGGTGATTGCTTTGGCATTGGATCCTGCGACGCAGAAGGTCAAACCCTATGGATAGGCGCGAGCGGCTCAATGACTTGGTGGAGGGGGTGTTGGCGGCCCTTGAAGGTCGACAGGCGGAGATCTGGACGGCCATGCCTGGGATCATCCGCGAATACTTCCCCGCCACCATGACTTGCACGGCGCAGCTGGCGATCAAGATGAACGTGCGCGAGCCCACCGGGGAAATTAGATTTGTCGAGGTCACCCCGCTGATCAATGTGCCTGTCATCTTCCCCAACGGTGGGGGCTTCTCCCTGACTTTCCCGATCAAGCCCAATGACGAGTGCCTTGTGATCTTTGCGGCACGCTGTATCGACTTTTGGTGGCAGAACGGCGGGGTTCAGCTACAAGGCGATCACCGGATGCACAACATCAACGATGGCTTCGCGTTGGTGGGGGCTCGCTCGCAACCTCGCAGGCTATCTCCTGCCCCAAATGCCGGGGCCGTGCAGCTGCGAGCTGATGATGGCACTGCCCTCGTGGCTATCGAAGCGGACAAGAACATCACGCTGACGACGCCTGGCACGCTGACCATCAATGCGGCCGCGGTGCAGATCAACTCCTCGGTGAATGCCACTGGTGACGTGGTCGGCGCAGGCATCAGTCTCAATTCCCACACGCACCCCGGCGTGCAGTCGGGTGGCGCTTCTACCGGAGCCCCCAACCCATGAGATACCGAGCGCTGACGCCGGAAGGCGACTACAACCTGGGGGCCACCGGCCAATTCCTGACCAACACCCCCGCTGCTGTGGGTCAGGCCATCATGACGCGACTGCGACTCATGACGGGGGAGTGGTTCCTCGATTCGGACGAAGGGACTGCCTACCAGACGAAAATCCTCGGCTATGGAACACAGGGCACCCGAGATATCGAGATCAAGCGGCGCATTTTGGATACGCAAGGAGTTCAAGAGTTGCTTGAATACAGCTCCGAAGTCCAGGCTGACCGGTCCTTCAAGATCTCGGCCCGTGTCGCAACGATCTACGGCGAAGTTCAACTCAGCACGAACGTTTGACCATGACCTATCCACTAGCCACCCTCGGGGTACAGATCACTCCATCTGGCATCACGGCCCCTACTTACGAAGACGTGCTTGAGTCGCTGAAGGCGAGCATGCGGCAGATCTTCGGGGTAGATATCTACATCGAGCCCGACAGTCAGGACGGGCAGATGATCGCCGTGTTTGCTCAGGCCATTCACGACTGCAATCAGGCTGCAATGGCGGCTTACCATTCCTTCAGCCCGAACACAGCGCAGGGCATTGGCCTGTCCAACGTAGTGAAGATCAATCACATACATCGCCGGGTGCCGACCCGCTCGACGGTGCTGCTGAAGCTGGTCGGCCAAGAAGGCACGATCGTTCAAGACGGCATTGCGGGTGATGCCAACGGCAACCGCTGGGCGCTGCCGAGTTCGGTGGTCATCCCTGTGGCCGGCTTCATCAACATCACCGCGACCTGCACCCAGGATGGCGCAGTGTCGGCGCCAGTGGGCAGCGTGACGCAGATCATCACCCCGACACTCGGCTGGCAGTCGGTCACGAACGAAGTAGAAGCCGCCCCCGGCCAACCGGTCGAAACCGACGCCGATCTGCGGCGGCGCCAGGTGATCAGCCCCGCGCTGAACTCCTACTCGACCCTTAGCGGCTTGGTGGCCGCGCTTCAAGATCTGGACGGCGTGACCTATTTGAAGGTCTACGAAAACGACACCAACGTGACCGATTCCAACGGCGTGCCGGCACACTCCATCGCGGCCGTGCTTGAGGGTGGGGACTCCACGGAGATCGCGACGACGCTCATGAAAAAGAAGGGTCTCGGCGTTGGCACGCATGGCACGGTCACGGTGAACTTGACGGACTTGGCCGGCATCTCGCGGCCCATCCATTACTCGACGGTCACCCACAAGAACGTCAAGGTCCGCGTCTCCCTTGAAGCTCTTGACGGCTACACGACCCTGATCGCTGACTCCATCAAGCAAGCGGTGGCCGACTACATCACGGCCCTACCCGTGGGGGCGGATGTGTTGCACGTGCGGCTTTTCGTCCCGGCGCAGCTGTCGGGGCAAGATCCGGAAAGCACGTACTTTGAAGTCGGCGGCATTGAGCTGTCCTTTATCCCCGGTTCCTACGGGACCGCGGATCTGGTGGTTGCCTACAATGAGAAGGCGTATTGCGCGGCTTCTGACGTGGAGATCACACTCCTGTGAATGACTACCCGTCCCTGATCACCAGCCAGCACTCCAGTGCTGCGAAGTTCATGGCGCTGGTGGACGCCATCACCAAACCTTTGGCTGAAACGACGGCAGTGCTGGATTCGATGCCGCAGGTCTATGACGTTGACGTGGCTCAGGGTCAGCAGCTCGACTACATCGGCCTCTGGGTTGGGATCAATCGCAAGGTCAGTACTCCGATCGTGGACGCTTGGTTCTCGTGGAACATCGCGGGTCTGGGCTGGAACCAGGCTAACTGGAAAGGGCCTTACGAGCCTACGGAGGGTATCGTAGATCTGGACGACGTCACTTATGGGGCGCTCGTGCACAACCAGATCGCGGCGAACTATTGGAATGGCAGCGTTGAAGAAGTTCAAGATCTGACCTTCGCAGGGTTTTCCGCCTTCGATATCTGGGTGGCCGTGGTTGACAACATGGACATGAGCGTGGATGTCTACGTCGCTGGGCCATTGACGGCGCCGCTGCGGGCTCTAATCCAGCGGAATGTCGTCCCGCCAAAGACCGCAGGGGTGCGCATCAACATGATCCATGAGATCGAATACCCGCTGTTCGCACTCGACGCGGCCACCACCCTGTACTTCGCCGGTTTTGATCGCGGCGTATTCAACACCTAAGGAGAGGCGGTTATGCCCACCAATCAGTACAACAGTAACTGGGCCTATGATGTAGGCTCCAATGCGCTGACACCTGCTGCCTGGGCAGCCCTAAGCCCGACCATCAAGGGCCCCGGCTTCGTCCCCGGTATTGCGCTCAGTGAGCACGTGAACACGCTGATGCGGCAGCTCACGACCGCAATCGCCGGCATCGCCAAATTCGTCGAGACGAAGGGGTCGGTGGACCAGCTCGACAACGGCAGCATCAACGACTACTATCTTGCCTTCAAGTCGGCGATGGACAACCTTATCGCCGGCACCCAGGCATCCAGCACCCCGCCCGGGTGTATCCTGCCCTTCGCAGGATCAACGGTGCCCGCCGACTGGCTGCTATGCGATGGCAGCTCGAAGCTAGCCGCTACCTACCCAGCGCTGGCCGCCGTCCTGGGCAATCTTTATGGCACTGGCGGCGGCCTCTACCCGACCTGGTTCAGCTTGCCCGATCTGCGCGGATCGTTCCTGCGCGGACTGGACGGTGGGAGGGGAGTGGATGCGGGTCGGGTGCTTGGTTCCACACAGCTCCCGCAGGCCGAACTGCCTTCTCACCAGCACAACAACGGAGTCGCCGAAGACAGCGCCGGCATCTTTGTCTACGGCACTACCACGGGCGGGATGCCCGGATCATCCACGGGGTCCATCACCAACGTCTCGGGAGGCAACACCATGCAAGGGCTCACCAGCGCGGCCGCCATCAGTCGTGACACTCGTCCCCACAACGTCGCCATCAACTACATCATCCGCGCCAAGTAAGGAGGTCGCATGGCAACCAACGAATTTCTCCCCATCGCCAACGGCGCGTTGGCTACTGTTACCACGCAGGCGTCCTGGGCGGGGAGCTCAAAGCAGGTGAACGGCTTCCCCACAGGATTGGTCGCTCGCGCGGACATGAACAAAGCGTTGCGGCAGGCTTCTGTCATTGCGGCCGCCTTCGCACAGGCCATGTCCGACCTGCTGGATGAAGATGTGCTTGACGATGGCGACCTTACGTCGCGGATCGATCAGATCAAGCTACTCCTCGCCCGCACCGGCAACCGGGACCTTCCACGCCGCACCAGCGGTTTCGTAAGTGGGGAATGCACAGCGCTATCCGCTGGGGCGACGATCGACCTTGCCGATCTGGCGACGGACAAGATCTTCAGTATCTACAACGACAGTGC